TACTTCGATTAATTGCCCTACTATGGCGTTTGGGTTAAATATACCCTCTGCAATAATTTGGGCGTCCCTTCTTTGTGGTGTGTTAATAAGCCCTGTTTCTGCGTTTAATATAGGTATGCCCATATCAAGGCATTCATTTGGCATTAAGGTATTAATTACGCCATTGTCAATATATGTATGACCGCCCGATATTTCATTTAAAACATCTAAGGGTTTACCCTCAAAAGTTACAGGGGTTAAGTAAGTCCCTTCAAGAGATCCGATTGAACCTAATTCTAACAAGCCTAAGTTTTGAATTATATTTTTATATGCTTCGCGCTTTGTCGTTCCAGCTTCAAAGGTTACATTAATATAATCCGTTGGCACTCCAAGGTCGATACATTGCATTGATGTTATTACTTCGGTGCCTTGCCTGCTTGAATAACATTCTTGTATTCTACCTTTAAAACATACGGTCATTTTGCCGTTGTAACCGGCTTCAAAGGTTGCAATTTTATTTACGGAAGTATTAAACCTATCTTGAAAAAATAAACCACCTTTAGCGGAACGCGTGGAAGGTGATAAATTGTATATGTTAAAATTTGCGGTGTTAGCGGTTGCGAAAGTGTTTCGTTCGATAGAAAAATCAATGGTAAGCGGATAACCAACAACGTGCGTATTTTCGCCGTCTGTTACTGTAAGCTTCCATATACATTGATTTTGAAAGCTTGCCATAACTGTTTGTGAAGCGCCTAATTTAAACGTCATATATATTGCTTTCTATCTCGTTAACTTCGTCTTGATTTAATATATACATTTTAATTCGACCGGTTGAAAAGTCTGTTAAATCAAAAGGTTCAACCTTACCTTCGCCCATAAAAGCAACCCCGAAAGGAATTATATTTTTTAAGTGTCTTAAAGCGTTTGGGGTTAAAACTACCCTGCTGCCGCAAGCCGTGTAATTATTATATGTAAAATCAAAAAACCAAGATTTTTGTGTAATGTAGTAATATAAATAAAAATCGACAACATCGCCGTTATCTATCGGAAATTGAAAAGATTGACGCGGGCTATCGGTTAATGATGTTATTTCGTTCATTATTTAATTCCTTGTATTAACGGTTCGCCGTTGTCGTATCTTGTTGCAAAAGTTGATTTTTTAGTGCTCGCTTGTCCTTGCTCTTCCACTTCGGCTTTTTGACAAGCTGCAAATTCTTCCATTTCTTCTTTGGTTGCTTTTCTAACTGCAGACGTTACATTGCGCCATTCAAAAAATTGTATTTCTAAATTTGATTGATATTTTGAATTATTTTGTGTTGCAGATATATCTTGAATAGCAAGCCCTTTATATTCACCATAAGGTGTATATACATTAACAAGCTGTCTATTGTCCCTTAATTCTTTTAGGGCTTTAATTAAATATTCTTGGTTACTTTCTCTTGTTGCAATTTTACCGAATTTTTGTAAAACCTGTTTTGCAATTCTTTCATAGCGTCTGTATGTGGCTTCTATTTGTTTAACTACGTTTATAGCGCTTTGTGTATAATTATCAAAAACCGGCGCTATAACTCCTAAAGGTGCCAAATAATCAGTAAATTTTTCTTGTACAAAAGAGCTCCATTTTGTAGGTGGTTCAAATATAAGCTCGCCTATTAATCCGCTCATTGTATAAGTTATCGGAGCAATTGCCCAATGGTCTTGTGCTGAAACATTATCTTCCATATAATGCGTTGTTATTTGTGAAGACATTTTAATTGAATCAGCCTGGGCAATACCGAATTTTGCAAAAATATAAATATTGCCGAATTTCGCCTTGTCATCGCTTTGTACAAATAACGTAGCGGGCGCGTTGATTTCTTCTTTTGTAAATTTATTAATATAGTCTGAAATGCTTATCATTTATACTAAACCGCCATGCTGGATAATTGAACCTGTGTCGGCGTAAAAGTATTAATTAAATTTGACGCCACTATGTCTGTTGGTTGATTTGTATTTATTGTAAATTGATTGCTTGTATTATTAGTATTTCCACCGTAGCTAATAGTGTTAGGGTTAACAGGTTCCGGGTTAAATTGCATACCCTGGCTCATTTGCAGCGCATTGTTTCCAATCATACTGAAAAAATTTTCAAGCCAGCCGGGAATTTTAATTGTAGTTAAGTCAATTATTCCTTGTTTTATACTTTCAAAGAATTTAACGATTTTTGAATCTTCAAATGAGGCGTTTAGATTATCTATAATATTAGATAACCCCTCAAGTGCTCTGCCGGTCAAACTGTCGCCGCCTGTTAAATAAGTTAAAACATCTTCAATAGGCAGCCAAATTGCTTCACCTATCATTTTTAAAATACTAAAAATAGGTTTTAAAATTTCAAATGTTTCAAGAAATGCTTTTGTAAGGGATTTAACCAAGTTTACTGAATTTGAAATAAGACTGCCTATTGTTTTAAAACCTAATTGAATCGGTTTAATAATTGCCTTGTAAATAAATTCAGATAATTTTTTAACTACTGTTATTGTGGTAATAAAAGGCTTTGCAAGGTTTATTGTTATGCTTTGCCCTACTTTTTGAAATTCAAGCTTAATTTTTTTAAGTTCAAGTCCATATTTATACATCTCTTCGCGTTTTTGAGGACTTAAAAATAAATCGTTTAATTTTTCGAACTCTTCCCTTGACATTCTAAGCATAAGAAGGTCGTCGGGAGCAAAACCCATTCTTTGAATAATATTTGTAGCTTGCAGATCATCAACGCCCTTGATAGCTTCGCGAACATTTTCAATTACTTGTTCGACACTCATCCCCATAGGGTTAAACGCTTTACCACCTACAAAAGCTAATTCTTGATAAGGTGAAATATCACCCCTGCCCATTTGTATGTCCCAAAGGTTATTTGCAAGCCTTTGCATACTTTGGGCGGTTCCTTCGATAGATGAATTTGCGTTTACTGCGGCGTTGGCGGTGGCGTATTTGTTTAAGCTTGATAAACTAACCCCTGTAGTGCGCTGAAATGTAATCATTTGTTGATTAGCTTGCGCTAAGGATGTTACCATTCTGTCAATTGCAGAATAAGCAAGGGCAACGCCTGTAACAAGTGCACCTACCGCTACAACCGTAGCACCGGCAGCACCACCAAGAGCACCCAAGGCAGAAATAGCACCGCCCGAACCTTTTAAGCCACCACTTAAAGACTTAACGGCATTTGCAATACCATTTATAGACTTAGCAACATCGTTATTAGCCTTAACATCTTTTTTGTTTTGTTTTATGCCCTTTTCAGTTGTTTTTTGAGCCTTTTCGAGCTTCCTTTGGGCTTCGTCAAGTTTATCGGTGTTACCCTTGGTTTTTATATATACAAATAATTCGCCTAATTTCATTATTATTTAACTCGGTTTAGCTCTATAACTGTCGATTCGTATTCCCTTGAATACATTTCAAAATGATATGAATTAACCACCACATCAACAGGGGCGGCAAAAATGGCAGAGGGGTTGCCATTAAACCACCCTGCCTTAGCCAAGATGTAGACTAGCTGTTCATCTGTGCTAAGAGTACACTTAACGCCTGGTTTTCGCCCAGCTTCGGTGCAAGGATCGACCACTGCGAAGCTAGGCTTTTGATAAAAGGTCTTAAATTTTCCTCAATGCAAGCAATTACTATTTCGTAATAATCCTCTCTTGCTTCGGGCAATTTATCAAATAAATTTTCGTCTATTCTTTCGGTTGTTTTGTATGTACAATTCTTTAAGCATTCCATAATTGCGCTATACACTTCGTCGGATATATCAGCGCCTATTATTGCATTTTTTAAAAAATCAATAACCCCGGTAAAATCTAATGACTTTTCGAGGATATTGTCTTCTGCTCCGGTAATTTTAAGACCTAAAGAATTTTGTTTAATCTCTTTTAATAAAACTTTTTTTAAATTTAAAACTGTTTTATAGGGAGCAGGGTTAATTATTACCCTGTTCCCTGTATTTTGTGTATTAAAGTCCTTCATAATTAAATCCCCTCTATTTAATTAATGATGTGTTACGAAATCGCTCTTGCTGCATTTGCAAATTGGATAACATATTCAACAATTGCCTGTTCAACGTCGCCGTTAACATTTGATTTTATTGCCGGTTTCTTTTGAACCATACCGCCTTGTAATAAGTAAGTATTATATGAAATGTTACCAAAACCGTCGCCGACTTGTTTTACTACAGAGCCATTTAATAAAACGTAGCTAGCAAAACTTTCGGAAGGCGGTATATAACCATTTAAGCGTTTATCATCGTTTGATGATAATAAAACTCTTACAGTTAATGTTGCATTGTTGCCGGCTTCATCCAGGGCAAATATTGTATTTCCATTTTTACCGGTTGCAATTTCCATTAAGTTATTCGGTAATTCAAGGGTTGCAATATCGCCGTTAGGGAAGTCGTTTAAAGGTTGTTCGTTGATGATGATTGTGTCATCGCCTGTTAAAGTATAACTCGGCATTTTATTCTCCTTTACTATTTTTGTGTTATATTTAAAAAGTGGGATAACCCGACGGGGTGAAAAGCGGAATATCCAACCGCCTGCCCACAGATTATTACTTGGATTAACTATCGGGAGGTAGTATTTATGAATGATATTATTGGCAAAAAATTTGGTCGCCTTACTGTTTTAGAACTTCATCACAAAAAACAAAGATATTATAAAGACGGAAGAAAACGCGGCTTTTTATATTTTTACCTTTGTAAGTGCGATTGCGGCAATTTCTCTATTGTTGAACGTGCAAACCTGTTTAGAGGGCACATCAAAAGTTGCGGCTGTTATATCTCGGAAATTTTGAAACAAAACCAATTCAAAGTAAAACATAATCTATATGGAATTAGATTGTATAGAATATGGCATGGAATTAAATCTCGCTGTTACAACAAAAATTTAAAACGCTATAAAGATTACGGCGGTCGTGGTATCAAAATTTGTGAGGAATGGCTTGATAATTTTATGTTATTTTACACTTGGGCAATGTCAAACGGATATAAAGAAGATTTAACTATTGACCGTATAGATAATGACAAAAATTATGAACCAAATAATTGCCGCTGGGCTACCCCAAAAGAACAAGCTAATAATCGTCGTAACAATCACCGCTGAACGTTTACAATCACATTTGAGCTGTGGAAGGCACCCGATAATTTGATAGCAATTTGTACAAGAGGTGCAATTCTTTGTTCGCGTTCAGATTGAGCTTGAAGCGCTACAGGAATTGAATAAATATAATATCCTCTTTCTTCAATGTTTCTTTGGAAGTCTTCGGGATTACCAAAAGGTATGCTGTCGTTCCAATGCCCCGGTGCTATAAGACCATTTCTTACGCCTTGAACAGTTACTTGTTCATAAGCATTTTTTAAGCCTGTCATTCCGGATTCTGTTTGCGGGATTTTAGTATTTGTTTTACGTAAGTAATTGAAGCCCGCTACTTCCAGCGCCTTTTTATACCAAAGCTCGCCTGTTGCTTCATCTGTATATAAGCTGTTTGAATTTGAATAGCAGCAAGCTAAACCTTCGGTGTTACCGTATATATCTACGCCGTTTGTTTTTGCTATGTTATATACTGTTTGATTTAAGTTTAAATCGGGCTGAATGCCTGTTAATTCTTTTAAGTTCATTGTTAAACAAGTGCTATCGCCTGAATAGTTAGTAGACGAAGCTATTGTTGCGTATGTTGCAATAGCTTGTTTTGAAGCGATTGCGCCGCCATATGAATAAGCCAAAAGTCTTGTTTTACCAAGTCCCGCATTTTTAATTGAAGCGCCTAATACTCCGATATTTTTCAAAGATTGAATTGCTTCATAGTAAATATGGTCTTGTGCTTGTATTGCTGTGGCATTTGCTAAGACTAAAGAATTTTCGCATAATTGAGTAGTTAAAACGCCGCCTACATAAGCAATCTCGTTTACTTCTGCAAGTGCTTCCGCTACGGTTGTGCCTGTCGAATCGGTACCCGAAACGCTTGTAGCGTTTGCACCGTCTAAGTAAGAAGATCCGTAAATATCTGTGCCGGCGCCGCCTGTCGTAGCTTTAAGGGCGATTGTACTATCTGTCAAACCATAACGACGAGATTCAAACTTAATCTTGCTTGTATCTGCTACTGATATATTACAGTCTAAACCTTGAGCATTTAAAATTGTAACAATATCAGCAACGGTTGAAATTGGGGCAAAGTTTAAGCCTGTTACTGTGTAGTCCGTACCGTCAATAGTTACAGTCAAGTCGCCGTCTGTAATAAGTTTAAGCGCTGTTATAATTGTATCTGTAATTGTGATTGTTGTTGTTGAAGCGCTTGTTGCGTTTGTTGCCGTATATGGATAAACTAAAACTTGGCCGTTTCCGGTTCTTAAATTGAATGCCGGATTAAATAAAGCGTGCGCCATTTTAGCCGTTACCGAATTAGAACCATATTCGTTTACAATATCTTGAGCATTTACAGCCCAAATATACGGTTCTGCAGATAGCGGTTGTTCATTTGAAAGCAATACAATTGAATTTGTTGAATATTCGCCTAACCCCGCAGGAGTAGCCGAAACACTAACATTAATAGTATTGCTTAAAGCAATATTTCCTGTTGTCATCGTTAGTAAACCTTTCTATTTTTGTATGATTATCGTATTTTTGTCGATTGTGAAATCTGCAAAAGTATCGTCTGCGTTTTCTTGTGCGGTCGCAGGGAATGTTTCGTAGTAATTTAATTTATTGATTTTTTCAAACCAAGATAAACAATTAAAGCGGATAGTATAACGGTTAATATCAGAGCCGCCGTCAATTCCCGACATATTAAAACTTGTGCTTATCTTTGAAATTCTAAACTGATAAATATTTGCAAGCTCTTCGGCAAGGGTTGAAGTTAAGCAAGCTTGTACTTCCGGAAATCGTTGCCTTGCTTCGTTATTCCTTGAATATACATCTATTTGCATAACCCTTTGATCGTTAAGCATTAGTCTTTCGTAATAATTAACGGTTTCTTGCTGTGTTTGTGGATCTTTGATAATCTCTTCGAAATACTCTTTACGATTAGCATAAACTTCATTTGAAGCCGTTGAAATGGTAATCTGTATATGCGGAGTGTTAAACAATTTAATATTTTGAGCGCGAATAGTTACGCAAGGAATTATGTTTCCGTTTTCGTCCGTTCCGTAATTATTAGGCAAGTTTAATGATTGTTGAATTAAATCAACAAATATTTTCTCAATTTCGCGTAACATTTACCTTTCCTAAATTTTGTTGTATAATGATATGGGCTAGGTTATGCAGACTGAAAAGCGGAATATCCAACCGCCTGCCCATGTATAATAATTGGATTTAATAATCGGGAGGTTATTTTTATGGGAAAACTTGTAAATCTTGTAGGCAAAAAATTTGGTAAATTGCTTGTAGTTAAAAGAGCAGACAATAGGAACAATTCTGTATTTTGGCTTTGTAAATGTGATTGTGGCAACGAAGTTGTTGTAAGGGGTGATTCTTTAAAACAAGGCAAAACTCAATCTTGTTCTTGTTTGCAAAAAGAAAAAGTAAAAAAAGTGTGCAAAAAAAATTTCATTAAACATGGGTTAAGTAAAAGTCGTTTAAGTAATATATGGTTTAATATAAAGCAACGCTGTAATAATCCTAAAAGCAAAAACTATCAATATTATGGCGCAAAAAATATTCAAATATGTTGTGAATGGTTAGAATTTAAAAATTTCTATAATTGGGCTATAAACAACGGATATGCTGACAATCTTTCAATAGACAGAATAGATGTCAATGGGAATTACGAGCCTTTGAATTGTAGGTGGACTGACTACAAAATTCAAGAAAACAATAGAAGCAACAATGTAGTAGTCGAATACGATAATGAAGCTCATACCATAGCAGAGTGGTCAAGAATAGTTGGAATTAAATACACAACGCTTCTCAATAGAATTAAAAAAGGTTGGAATGTCGAAAAAGCATTAACCACGCCTACTAAAGCTATTGGTAGTCCTCGATAACCATATACTCAATATAGCCGTACAAACTATAATCTTTTACTTCTAGAACCTTATATCTTTCATTATTAAATATAATTTTGTCTTGTGTATTGAGGTTTAGTGAGCCTGCAACGCAATGTATCCACAAATGCTTCCAGCTTCTCTCGCCCTCTGGTCGAAATTGTAATTGTTCTGCCGTTAGCGGTTGTACTGTACCCTGAAAATCTATCTTTGTTTCAGTTATAACTACATCACCCTCAATAATGTTTTGGGTAATTTTATTTAAAGTAAGGGGTACAGACCAACTTTTGACGGGGTTGCTTAATTGTGGAAGTCCACTTGTTAAAGTTCTATTTTTAGCAAAGTTTAATTTTGGCAAAATTCACACTCCGATTTTGTTTTAAGTGATTTATAGCCTTTTGTTTCAATTCTTTTATGAATAAAGTATTTTATATTGCTTTCATGTTCACATTTGCCGTCAATATAAAATGTGCAAGTTTCGCATAAATTTTCTTTTTTATCTTTTTTAGCCATTTTATTCAACCCTAAATTTTACTGCGTATCTTAATCTTCCGGTATCAATTAACGGATCGGCGCTTCCTTTTTTTGCAATTGTTTGTGGTGCGTTTGGTTCCCATTCGTCGAATCCTTGAGTTGCAAAAGCTTCTTGAATTTGAGCTACTGCGGCGGCGCCCAAAGCCGTTCCAAGTGTTACAAAGTCGCCTTTTGTAGTTACATATTCAATGAAATCATTTTTTGAAACGCCGTATTTTTTTATTTGCTCATCAAAAAGCTTTAATACATCTTTGCCGCCATTTCTTGATAACGGCATTGATAACCAGGGGCGTGCCGGAATGCTGATATGGTGCGGTTTTGTTACTTGCCCTCTCTTAACTAACAATTGACCGTAAAAGCTATCTTTTTTAACGAATGTCGCCATTCCGTATTCATTGATAAAATAAGGGGTGCCGCCTGGGTGATCTATTTCAGCGCCAAATTCTTGAACTGCCCCAAGCCCTGCCATATCCAAATTTTCTGTTATAGGTTCACTTCCGCCCTCTTCTGCCAACAAGCCCACTTTTACGTTGTATTGCTTGCTCATTTCTTGCACTAATTTTTTTAGATTTTTAAAATCAATTTTAGCTTCAATTTCCAAAAGTGGTAGCACCTTTAACAATAAATACATTGCCTACTAAGTACGGTCTTATTAAGCTCGCATACTTAATTCCATAGCCGGTTGTAGCATATGAACTCAATGCCGGATTATTTAACAACCATTGCGGAATTGTATAGCTTTCAGATACAGAACCCACCGATTTACTTGTCGTAATTCCGATTTGATTAATTCCAAGAGCGATATTAAAATCAACGGTTAAATAATGAGCTACTAAAAACAAAAACACTCTTTTTGCGGTTGCTTCGTCCGGGAATAAACCCTCATTAAAATTGACTGTCGCTTCGCCTATGGCTTCTAAAATATCAGCGTCCTGGGTGTAATTTAATACGCTATCGTTATATAATTCCCAATCGGTTGTATTTGTGGGCAAATTAGTCGTGTTTGCTACTTTACATTTATAAAATAAAACGGTATCGGAATAATAGACAATATCCCCCAAAAAGTACGTCCCCGGTTTATATACCGGCAAGTACGAAGGGCTGAATCGTGGAAATTGTGTCTTGAAATCCGATACCGTTACATTCATTATTTTTTTGCCTTTGCTTTTGCTTTAGTGTCTTTTTTTGTTTCTTTTTTAATTTCTTCTAATTCTTCTTTAAGCTTTGCGTTTTCAGCTTCCAGCGCTTTAGCTTGTTTTTTATCGACATATTCTTCAACGCCCGGCTGTGATAGTAATAAATCAATTACTTTTTTGTCTTCAATTTCTTGGTATTCGCCGGCATTTAAAAACTTGTCGTTGTACATAATGTTGTATTTGTTGTTGTTTATAATTAACATTTGTCCCCTCTCTCTTTGAAAACAGCAAGGGGTTAAAACCCCCTGCCGCTTATTTTTTCTTATTGTACGTCTGCATATAACATTGAATTTACACGTTTTAAGTAAGGTGTTGTGAATTGAGCTTCTGAATCTGAAACCATATCCAAAGCACCTTGTGGGAATAACGGATGTGGTGTATATGGTTTTGGCAAGTACATTGTTAAATTGTCTTCGTTTGTATTGTAGAATACATAACGACCTTTAGTAGCATTGCCGCCAGCCGTAGCACCTGTACAATATGTTGCATGAACGATTTTGAAATCTTCGCCAACAATACCCTGGAATGCTCTTTCAAGAATTGTTTTTCTTGTTTCACCATAAGAACCAAAGGGTTGTTGTAATGCTAAGAATGCAGATTGTGGAACTAACATTCTATTAAACATCATTGTTCCGCTTGCGTTTGCTGCGTAAGCTGCGGGAGCGCTTGCCAAGAATGTTTGGAATTGAGCGTCTGACATAGCGTTTAATTCTGCTGTCATCAAAGTAGTATTAACGGTTACGCTAGGTTGATTTAATAAACCATAAGATTTACCGTCGCCCAAGCCTTTGAATGTAGCTTCTTGTAAACCTAAGTCAAATACTTCTTTTCTTGATCTTTCGTTTTCTTCAATGATTGAGAATGTTTCAGCGTTTCTTGCTGCCATTCCGATTAATTCTTGTCCTACTTCGTATTTCATACGCCAAAAGTTATTCGGAATTTGTAAAGCGCCAATTTTAATATTTGAATTAGCGTCTGCGTTAATTCCTGTAGCTGTAGGGTTGATTAAACCAGCCTTGAAGGGTGAACCTACATAAGCGGAAGCATATTGAAATAAGTTAGTAGAATATGCGCCTGTGCCTACTTCGATTTTAACGAAGTCTGATAATTTTTGCCCCATTAATTTGTAATAGAGCTTATTAACAACGCCCGCAACGATTTGGGTTGTTGTTTGAATTGTTTGTTCAATGCCGGGGGTTGAACCTATACCGGAGTTTTGAACTCTCATACGCATTGTGTTAGCGTATTGTTCTTGTGTTAGTAAACCAATTTTATCGTTAGTCATCTTAAAGTCCTTTCATCTATGCGGCAACGCCAAGGTTAAAGTTTAATTTAACCTGTACTAAGTCGCCTTTTGCTGCTGCCTTTGTTAGTGCTACACCGATATATGCATATGTTGATGTTGCTGTATCGTCAACAGTCCAATCGGTTGTAAACTGCAATTTGTCGCCTACGTCAACGGCTGACTCTGCAACGCACCATACTACGTCGCCTGTTTGTGCAACCGCAAAGCGTTCGCCTACTGCATAAGATGATTTTCTGACATCATAAACAACCATGCCATAAGGTACATCTGTTACAGCGCAAACTGCTGCGACCGGATGATCTGTGTTTGTGCTTGAAGTGTAAAGTTTAACGAAAGCGCCTACAGGCAATGTGTCTGTAGAAGTGCTCGAATAAAACTCAACATTGTGTTCTTGAGGTAAATTAGGTAGTAAAGCATATTGCCCTTTTTCCGGAGTTATGCTAGTACCTGTTAAAGAAAATGCTTCTGTCATTTTTAATTTCCTTTCAAATTAGTATTTATTTCCAAGTTCTAAGCGTTCAGCTCTTGTTATATAACCGGATGTAACATTTGCTTTGCCGCCATAAATTGCTTTTTTAATTTCGTCCATTGAATTTTTGCATTTATTTTTTACTTCTTCTTTTTCTTCGTCTTCTTCTTTGTCTTCTTCTTTTTCTTCGTTTTTAGCTTTTTTATTAGCTACTTCTTTTTCTTCAACGAACTCTTCGTTTTCTTCTTCTTCTTCTTCTTCTTCGTCTTCGTTCTTAGCTTTTTTGTTGTCTGTTTTACCAGCTTCCGATTCGTCATAAGCTAATTTTTCAGCTAATTTGGCAATAGTCTTAACGTCTTCGGACGCTTCTTCTTTGCCTGCAATAGCCATAATTTGACGGATAATATCTCTTTTATCCACCTTTTCGTTTTTAGCTTCTTTTTCGTCTTTGTCTTCTTTTTTTTCGTCTTCGCTGTTTCTTACGATTGCAGCATTTAAGACAGGCTCAAAGAAAGCCTTTACAACTTCTTTAATGTCTTCCATTGTTTTTTACTCCTTTTTGAATGTGTTATTTTTGTATAGAAATCAGACCGCTTAAAAGCGGTTAAAAGTTTTTAATATTAGGGTTTAAAAATTTATAAAGTGTGGTATAATATAAGTAGAGTCTATTGTGATGAGTCTGAAAACTCCGCCGCAATAGGCTTTATATTTTTTTCAATCTATGGCCTGCATAAACCAATGCCCCGTCTTCATCTTGTGGAACATCTATTTTAAATCTTACTCGATAAGGTTGATTGTCGATTTTTATTTTTGAAAAATAAACATACTGCCCTAAAATTCGCTTTTTCTCATGTTCTTCATTTTTAGGTTCAAAATCATAGTATTTAGATTTTTCGAGTATATTTTTAATTTTGTTGAAAACTGCGTTTAATTCTTTATCGTCTGGATCTTGCTTTCGTGCGGCTCGTTGTGCGCTATTTTTAGACAATAAAATTTCTTCGCCGTCTGATATAATCTTTACAGTTCTATTATTTTCAAAAATCGGCATTAACCAATTTTCTAATTTTTTAGTGTCTTTGAAAATTGGGATATCATCACTATTTATGTTTTCTGATTCAATATCGGCTATAAGTGTTTTAATTTTAGCATCATCATATTTAAAGTTAGGATTCGGTTTTCTTTCAAAATGTGGAATATATGGTTTTATTTCTTTTTTACTTCCTTCAATTTGCTTGGCAAATTTGCCACCGTCTCTTTTAACTTTACTTTCGTCAAAATTTTCTTTTGACCAATTCCTACACTCCCCCAGGCAATTTGTTACAACCTCGGAAATAGCGTCAAGAACTGTATCTTTTATGTTCTCAGGCTGTTTTTCTTCTTTCTCATCTTGAGAGTTCATAACGGTTATATTGGCTCTTTCGTAACGTGGGTTATCAACCAACGCCAAATGTAAGAACTCGCCATTTGTAAATTCCATATCAATTTTTTTGCCGTTGTGGGTTTTAGGCTGTTTGTCTGATTCAAAATCATAAGTACAGGATACATTCCAGCCTTGATTTTTAACCAAGTCTATTGCTTGTTTATCCCAAATAATACCGTCGCAATAATACCAGCCGTCTGCTTCGTTAAACCAAACATTTGATATTACGCCCACGCGTTCTTTGTCTGCATTTTTATCGTCGATATCTTTATGCTTAATGATAACCGGGCAACCAATCATAGTATGAATGAATTTATTAAGAGTTTCTTTGGTAATTAATACGTCGCCGAACTCTTCATAGTGTGCTACTCCGGGTTCAATAAATCTTGAAATAAACTTGCGCCCTTTGCCTTTACCTTCGACGGCAATATCTTCGCCAAGGTCAACAAGGCTGTTTGTTATTAAATTGGTTGATATTTTTTCGGTTTTGTAATTGCTTTTAAGCATTTTATAATTTTTCCTTTAAGACTGTTTTGTGCCTTAAACAGTTTTTGCCTGTTTTCAAAAAATAGCTTGTCCGCTACAGGAACGAATCCGCAACGGCAATTTTTTGTGATATAATATTGGGTAAGATACCAATTATTACTGTTTTCGAGGTTGTAAATATGTCCGTCAAATATACTGATAGTTTTATCCAGGATTGTATCAAACTCAATCAGAGCGGGAAAACCATTGCGGATCTGTCCAAGGCGTTCGGCATTAAGAGCGAAACACTCATTATAAGAATGCGTAAACTCTGTTATACGCCAATTAATCATCATATACGCCAACTCCCAAAGGATGAGCTGGTAAAACTTTATCGTTCCGGGCTTAGCGTTAAGAAGCTCGCCGAGAAATACGGCGTTTCTCGTGATGTCATATCCCGTTATCTCAAACAAGAGGGAATTAAGCCAAGAAATCGCTCCGAGAGTATGCTTAATAGAATGGCTTTCACTTCCAAAGAAGAACGTAAACGCCTTGTCCAAAGAGCCAATGAAGCTATCCGTAACCGCCCTGCAAAACGGGAACGCCTGCAAAAAGGTTCTATCACAAGAAGTATTAATCGAACCAAAAAGCTTATTGGCTTCGGTGAGAATATGCTCAATTCTGCTCTTGTTAATTTTGGCTTTTCTATGGTTTCCCAATATAGCTTTGATATTTATAGCGTTGACTTGCTTGTCAATAGAAACATCGCCGTGGAAGTCCTTATCGGTAAGGGCAACCCTTTCAATATCAAAAAGGAACGAATAAAAACTATAAAACTCCTCAATGGTGGTTTTAGTGTTATTTGGGTAACTGCTACCAGCAAGGATAGTTTTATCGCTAATTTTAGCGATGTGGTCGCCTATATTAAGACTGCCTGCCTTAATCCAGCCTTTATCAGTCAATACAGGGTGATTAGGTGTAAGTTTGATGTTGCCCATACTCGTAATGAGCGTAACCAATTCACCTCTATACTTGCGTTTAAATACCCTGTAATGCAAGAATGGGCTTGTGATTTGCATATCACCGGTTAAACAATTATATGTTTGCCCCGGTAAGCCTTTTTGCCCTGTCCTTAAATCTATGACCGGCGGATCATTAAATTGGAATACTTGTCCGTTTAATTGCCTATGCTCCGGGCGCTCCCTGCCGTCCAGGTTTGTAATCCATTTAAAACTTTCAAAGCCCTCTTCTTGATACTTAGCGGATAAATAAGAAGATGTTGCTATCGCGGTTTCGTTGCGTGCTAAAAACTTAGCGTGGTTTTTGGATTTTGTAAAACTTTGAAGCAAGTAGTTTTCAATATCTTTTGTACTTTTACCCTCAATCGCCATTTGTCCGACTGTTTCGCGCATTTTGGGTATTGTTACATTATTAAAATCTTCGCTTTCGAGCCAATTTTTTATCCAAAAATCAAGATTATTTGTATAGTTCTTTGCTATTTCGTTCGCGCGGAAGTCTGATATTTTAGGGGTTATAAGTTCAATTTTTCTATCTTGAGCGTTTTTATAAACCCGCTCTTGAAGGTCTTGCATTATTGTTTCAACTGCCGTTGTAAATACGATCTTTTTTTCTTTTTTGGTTAATTCAGCTAATTGTTTAGTTAAAAAAGATTGAATTAATAAAACCTTAACGGATGTTTGAGCGCTTAGGGTATCTATTGCCCAAAGTATCTCTGTGGGAAGCTTGACCTTTTCAATTAAAAAAGCGTTGCGATATTTTGAATATTTCGCGCCAATCCTTTGTAATTCTTGACTTATGCGGTTTGAAAATCTGCCGGAGCGAGAATAAAAAGCGTTATCTTGATAGTATATTAAACCGTCCTGGAGTGCTTGCCTAATAATACTATCATCGTTATATACCGTTTGTTTTTTTAAGATTTCAAGACATTCTTTGAAAATATTGTCCCAAAGCCATTCAATTATTTTGTCTGCAATAATTTTTTCGTATGCTTTTTTATATCTAATACGCTTGAGTTCCATAATTGCCCATTGGGTTGAAGTCTTCAAAATCGTCGTCTATCTTGTTTATTTCTTCGTCTGTTAATGAAATAATTTCATCTTGTACAAGCTTTTCGGCTACCTGTTTCGGAGTTAATACCCTTGACTGTAACAACTGTACATATGCGTTAATTTTTGATGTTTTAACTTCTTGTTGTTCTTTTTCTGTAAGAACACGAAGGGGCTTCCAAGTTATTGTTAAATCGTCAATTTTACGACCGAACAATTGACAAGCTCTGATTTGTGCAATCCATTTAATAATTGGCTGCGCCGGAACTCTAAGCTCCGACATAATCATCGCGTTGTAATTTTCAAGGTCATCTTCGCCGCTTGAAAATCCACTTGCGCCCCTACCAAATATCTTTGAATAAGGTATTCTTAAGGATGAACATATGAGAAGGAATATTTTTTCTAACAGTTCGTTAAGACCGCTAAACGACATTGTTTTTTGTACATAGTCGTCGTTTGTATCCATAACGCCCATGTTTTTGTAATTCTTTTGTTGTGCAAATATTTCGGCGCGTTTCTTGACAAGCGCTTCACCTTCGGCGGTACCAAGTAAAGTAGCAAGTTCATTGATTTTTAATATGTCAATCTTTGCTTCGTCGAGTAATTCAAGTATTACACTATTGCCCTTTAAATATTGATCGAGCTGCGGAATTATTTGCTCAAATATAGATACACCCCAGCCGTTTAATATGTTTCTTAAATAGTATGGTTGAACTTCGCCAACAAAAGTCATTAAGCGCGACTTGTCAAATATTATTAAATCGCTTTCACCCATAAAATTATCTTGAAGTAAAAACTGATCTGCAAGCTGTATTGTTGAACTATTCGGTTGACATTGCCACCTATCGCAAGCAAAAAACTCGACCGGCTTATTATGTATTGTTTCGGGGTTAAAAGGCGTATCGGGTTTTTGGTCTGTTGAACAAACTACTACACCGCCGCCATACAATCTACCCCAGCGCATACATTGTTTAATTATTTCCGTGTCTTTTTCTTCCATTACTTCTTGAAGTTTTTGCAATTCTTCGGCGTCAAGTGTAGCGGAATTTAATATATACCCACCGTCGCGGAAACAATCGGATACAGGCAAGTCAACGGCGGTTTTTGCAAAGCCGTTTGATTTGTAAGTATTTGCTAGGGGTACATAATTTAAAGTTAAGATAATAGGGCTTGCATTGTTATAAATTGGCTGAGGGTTCATTTGGTCTGTCAAACCCATAGCCGAAGCAAGCCCGTTTACTGCTGTGTTTCTAATGTCGCTTAATTCTTGTTTTTTGCTCATTATTTACCTTATTGTAAACATTTTTCAAAAGACCACCCTCTTTTATATCTCATATAAAGGGTAGCGTATTTTATTTTTGCTATTCTTGCCCATTCTGCAAGTGTATGTGTTTCGTTGTTATAAGTTATATTGCAATTTGTTGTTCTGTTGTTTGCTTGTTCTTGTTCGTTCGCCCATTTGCAATTTGACGGCTCATAATTACCGTTTACGTCTATGCGTTCAATAGTACATTCGCCATATTTTGCGTTTTCATCATAACCGTTTTCAATAGACCAATCATAAAAGGCTGCGAAATTATTAATCCATTCATCGCAAACCCTAACACCTCGTTCACCGTAATTTTTGTATTTTGTATTTGATTTGTTGTAACATCTTCCTTTTAAACTAATCCATATATGATAAAGTCTATGTTTACGATGATTATGTTTTACCGTCAAGTGTCTTATTGAATTTAATTGTTCTTTGTTTAAGCAACCGCAAGAGCGCACCTTATAAGATGTTAAGTGGTCTTTTCTTACTATTACCTCATTCCCGCATTCACATCTGCATAACCAATAATGTCTTGTTCCTTTGTTTGTTTTTTTGATATGATGTAGGTTTATTGCGGTAAGTTTCCCAAATTTTTGACGAGTTATATCAATCGTCTTTGTCATAAATACCACCTTTCGTATTTAACCTTATTTTAAAATGTGAGCAGGTGATAAGGTTTTCACTTTTCGCCCCGTCGGGCTATCTCACAATATAATGTTTATAAAACTTCTAAAATTGATACATTCTTTTGTATGTATGGATTAAGCGCATAGCGCAAGGCGTCTAAGTAGTGATTGTTCTTATCTAATACAATCGGCAATATGTCGCCTGTGTTTTTATCTTGTTTGTATGAATAGAATTTAAACTCTTCGTATGTATGTTTACAGCGTGTATGGACGTATATTTTTCTAAAACTTCTAATATACTCGATACCGTCTTCAACGCTTCCTTTCCATTTCGGGCAAGCCTTAACCCTGTAGTTTTTGCGTGCCATGTATGAAATGGTTTCCGGTCTTGCATTATCAGCGCGTATGTCCCAGCGCCTTATTTCCGGAATGGAATCGAACAACGCGGGGAGCTCTTCAAATTCTACGCCTACGCCGCCCGCTTCATAATCAATATACAAGCATTGATCTTGAATAAAACATCTTACTATGGCTGTGGGGTCATTCGCAAAACCCCAGTCAACGCCATAATAAAATGTTGCCTTTTCGGGAGTTAGAAACTCTTTTAATTCAAATTTACCGTGGTATATTTGAGCGTCTGTATCTATAACAGTTTTGCCCAGCCATACATGCTCGTATTTGCCGTAATCGACTTCTTTGTCGTACTCCATTTCTCTGCGGAGCACTTCCGGGAACCACGGATTATCGTTATAATTTACAAGCTGTATTATCGAATTTGGCGGGGGTTTAGTAATAAACCTTTGATATGTTGCGTCTTCGTCCCTGTCCGGGTTAAATGTAACCCAAATTTCAGAGCCTTCTTGCCTTACTGTGGGGATTAATATATCCCAACTATCTTTGCTTACGCTTTGGGCTTCTTCTACCCAGCAATAGTTTATACCTTCAATGGACTTAATTTCGTTAGTCTGATTTTGAAGCCCTTTAAAAATAAATTCAGAGCCGTTTTTACATCTGATTGAATCGCGAGTAATTTCAAAGTAATCGTTAAATCCCAGCGCGTCTATACTATCACATAAGAGCTTATGAACTGAATCTTTAATTGATGTTTGCAATTGCCTTGTGCAAAGTATTCTTTGTTTTTGTTCTAAGGCAAGTAATATTAAACAACGCGCTACCGACCAACTTTTTGCAGAACCACGCCCACCATAAGCCACTTTATAGCGTGCATTTTCTGAAACCAAAAACAAAAGCTTTTCGGGTATTTCAAAGTTCATCATTTCCTTTGACAGGGAGAATATTAATAACAGGTGCAATCATTTCGGAAGTGTCAAGTTTAACTTCTTGCTTTTCGGGTTCTTTTGCTATTTCAAGTAATTTAATAGCGTTTTTATACTTGCCGTTTTGTACCTCTTCAACAACCCCGACAACGACATCGTCAATTAAATTTTGTTCGCTTATTCTCGTTCTTAAAGTTTCAAGCAAATTCCTTTTGGTAGATAGTTTAATTTGCCCTCTGCTTTTTGCTTCGGGCGACGGCTGATTTTCTTTTGAAAAGTTGTCAGCCTTCCTTAAATTTTTTAAACTATTCTCATTCATAATCTAGGTTTCTTAACAAAGCTTAATCATTCCACCTGCAGATTAACAAGCCCTTTATACTGCTGTAAATCTTGAGCAATACCACCGATAACATTTTCGTCGGCTTTTGATAGGTCTTGTATTTCGTCTATTGCATTTAATGTCTTATATAAATAATCGTCTAGTATCTCGAAATTTTTCTTGTCGTTTTTCTCTTCCGGTACCGGTAATTGATTAATTGCTTTTTGCAAATATTCAGCGCTTATTAAAGGTCTGTCGCCGTTACCTAATAAACAGCATTCTTTTAATAAGTCAATTGCTTCGTCAAAATTAAACTTATCAGCTAATAAGTGTTTTGCGTAAAACGCTTCGCCGTGGGAAGTATAATGTATGTCTTTTGAAAATTCCTTAATAACAATCAAAGCTACTATTATATTATCTATATCGTTTCGCGTCATTTATATATTACCTGTATAAAATTAAAGTTTTTACTTCGCCGATGTCTTCTTGTTGATCGTAAAAGTTTTTTCTTTTTTGTCTATATATAGGATTGCCGGCATTATCTTTTTTTTGGCTTCGCGTTCCGGCACCGTAACATATATCGCCGCCATAGAATGAATCGCGTTTTATAAAACGAATAAGGTTCAGCCACTTGTTATACTCATCTGTTGCAGCTAAGCCCTTAAATTCTTTTACTTTCTCTATGCCATTGATATATTGTTTATAATCCTTGAACTTCTCAACACCGCAAATTGGGCAAACACCGTATTCAATAGTTCTATATGGTTTAAGGCTGATTATATAAAAAAATCGTCCTTGAAAGCTTGAATTACAACAACTAAGCAAATGCCATTCCCCCGAATTTTAAAGACAAGAACTTTACCCCCTTCGCTACTGCTATTTTATAGCTTCGCTGTCCCGGTTTCAGCAACGGAACGCTCTTACGTCGATTAACCCGAAACTACCACACGGCGCAGGATTAATTATATTATAGCTTTTATTTTGTTAGCGTAGTATAGTTAGTTTTTATGCTTTTGGTTAAGTTTTGTAAAGATTTGACAGCGTAAAGATTGCCCGCCTGTCTAATATTTTTTTATTAAATTTCCTTTTTTAATTTAAGAAAGGGAATCGGTTATGAAACAAACTTTAATCTTAATCTTATCTGCCTTAATTCAAGTATATGGCAAACAAAGAGCTATGGAAATATTTAACGATTTAACTCGTTATCTCTAGCCCTGCGCTCTAAGTAATCTTCAACAATCTTAATTATCTCGTCTTTATTTGCCGAGGTGTTTTGGGGTGCGGTTATAAACATTTCACCCTTACCGCAAAGTACCCAGTTTATATTGACATTATATTGCGAGCATAAAAGCTCTAGTTTTTCATTGTTTAGCTTTAATTTATCTTTTTCAATGGATGAAATTTGCTGTTTTTGAACATTGAAAATCTTGCCAAAATCATCTTGCGATAAATCAAGTTCTTGTCTTATTTTTTTAATTCTTTCGCCCTGTGTGTTCATTTTGTTAAGTTTTGTAACTCTCTAAAAGTGCTTGTATTTATATGTTTTTGGCACTTCTCGTATATTTATATTACTTTGTAAAAAAAAAAACTTTACTTTTACATAGTATTATGTTACAGTAAGTTACATAAAAGAGGTAATTTTATGAAAACAGTACCGAAACGAGTGCCTGAAAAACAAGCGAGTGTAATTGACTTTATGGCAGAAAGAGAAGATGAAACTTTTGCTTATGCCATAAAAAGAGTAATCCTTGCTTCGCCTGTTTTTAAGCAATTCCAAAAACAATATGAACTTTCCGGAAATTCCGGTTAGTTATTTGTGGTTAAGAAAATAACCCAACGTCTTGGGTTAAAAGCTTATATCCAATTATACCATATCAAGCCATAAAAGATATTTTTAACGGCTTTATTTACAATACTTAAAATTTAATAAACGTCAAAGAAAAGACTTTAAAACT